GGCGGTAAAGCTGGTCAATGGTCAGCTAGAAAAGCTCAGATGTTAGCCAAGCAATACAAAGCTAAGGGTGGAGGATACAAGTAATGGCGCTTAAAAAGTCTCAAAAGTCTTTAAAAGCTTGGACAAAACAGAAGTGGCGTACTAAGTCTGGTAAAAAGTCTAGTGAAACAGGTGAGCGTTATCTTCCTGAGAAGGCTATCAAATCTTTAAGCAGTAAAGAGTATGCCGCTACTACTAAAAAGAAACGAGAAGATACTAAGAAAGGTAAGCAGCACAGTAAGCAGCCTAAGAAAGTTGCAAAAAAAACACGTAGGCACCGTAAGGTATGAGAACTATAGTAGTATTTTTACTACTGTTAATTGTTGTTTGGTTAGATAAAAAAGAAAAGGAACATATAGATGGCTAAACCTAGAAAAGGAAAAGCGAAGGTAAAGGTAACGTCTAGTGGTAAGAAGGTTAGTTACGGTCAGGCTGGTAAAGCTAAAGGTGGTGGACCTAGAGTAAAGCCGGGTACTTCTAAAGGCGATAGCTACTGTGCAAGAAGCTTAGGCATCAAAAAGCGTTTACCTAAGAAAAAGCAGAACGATCCTAACACTCCTAACAACTTGTCTCGTAAGCGTTGGAAGTGTTCAGGAGCTAAATCACGTAAGTAATTATTTAATAATTCTTACATCCAATCTTTCTGCTAAAGCTGCTTTAGTTGATAGATCTAAAACAAAATCAGAATGTTTTTTTAAAAGCTCTGTAATTATTGCAATGTTTTCTTCAGCTAATTCTATAGAGGCTAACGCTGCTATAATTTCAGAGTTAGTTCTAAGAACAGTAGCCAGTCTTGTTTCTGGAGTAAGAAATAATTCTTCCATTATAAAGCCTGTAACTGTTTTTCTAAATAGTTATGTAATGAATCTAACTTAAAGTGACCTTCTCTTAAAATATTTCTTATATAATTTTGTGTATATACATCAGAAAAAATATTTGTAATTTCATTTTCAGGGAGAAAACTAAGCTCAGTGCTTAGTCTCCCTTTGTCATCAATAAGAACTTTGAAAGAAATTAAATTACCTTCTTTCATATTTCACATACTCCTGCAACACATGCTAAAGTTTGAGCACCTTCAGTGTTATCATCCAGCTCTTCAATGTCCCACTCCATATCTTTAGGCATTTCTTTTAAAAGTTTTTGATACGTAGCTTTGTCTATTTTCTGATAAGGTGCTTGCTTATAAACATGCTCTGCTTCTGGTAAAAAGCTAATACCACTAACGCTGTCAAAGTTTTCCCAGATCCACTGACATACAGAGTAGAAGTTATCATCGTTATAGTAACAAGTCATAGAAGGCTTATGTTCACACCAGTAATCTTGATAGATCTTCCAAAGCTTTAGCTGCTCCATAGCTCCCATGCTTTCTACTGTCACGGCTTTATTAGGAGCCTTCTGAGGAAAGCTAAACACCCAGTTAGAGTTATTCATTACATCTTCTTCATGTGGAAACCCTGCATCAATCATAGCTGTAGCAAGAGGATCTTTCTTATCTGCTCTTACAGTCCTAATGTAGTAATCACTAAACCTTGGGTGAATACCACTGGCGCTGTCAGTTAGCTGTGATACAGTACCTGAAGGCTTAACACAAGTAATAGCAACTGACGGATTAACTCCTAGCTTCTGCGCCCATGACCTGTTAGTAAGTATAGCAATGTCTCTGAGAGTCTCTAAAAGCCGTCCTAAAGCCTGTTCTCCTGTTGATCCATTAGTTAACTTGCAGTCCATAATACCTGTCATAGACACCCCTAAAAGAGCCTCTTCCTCTGTGTTCTTTTTCCAAATATTACGTAGATAACGAAAGTCAGTCATAGTAGATTGAAGCGTTCCTAAGATTGTAGCAACACGTACCTTTTCTACAAGAGTGTCTTCTGTATCATCTGATCTAACAATAACCTCTGATAGATTACAAAACTGATAAGGTCTAAGGATAATCTCGCTGCAGGGATTAGTACCAAACTTATATGTAGCATCTCTGCGTTCGTTACGTGCTGCTATTTTCTGAGCTGCAATACGACTAAAAATGCCTCGCTCACCAGACTTAGAATCATACAGGCGTTTCATTTCAGAAGAGTAAGTATCAAAGTCAGGTTTTTCAGAATACACAGCACTGTTGTTTGCTAAAGCTCTCTGACCATTGCTTAAGTACCACTCACCATTTTTAGCGTTAGCCATACGGTTATCAGTAACATTACTTAAACTAATAAGGGCTGACCTACGGACACCGCCTACAACAACAATGTCTGCAATTTTACACACTAAGTCATGACACTCCAATGAGGTAAGCTTACGTCCTGTTGCAGCTTTAAACATATCAACAGTAAAATTAAATAAATCTGCTAAAGGCTGTGGTCCACTTGCTCTGCCTCCAAATGTTTTAAGCCTAGCTCCTGCTGGACGAACCCTAGTCAAGTCACACTTAGGAACCTTACCAGCATATAACAGGCTTATAAGCTCTCTAAAGGAGCTTGCCCAGCCTACCTTACTATCAGCTACAACAATAGTAGAATCTGTATCGTGAAAGCTATCAGCTACTTCTGGAAGCTTGTTAACGTAGTCCCGCTCAACACTGAATCCTACGCCTGTTCCACATAATAAGATGTACATAAGCTCGTCAAAGGAGCGAGGGCTGTCAATAGGTAGATAAGAACAGTTAAAACCCGCTACGTTGTCACGGTGTAAAGCTGCTCCTGCTGTCATAAGACAACGCATAGAAGGCATTACTTCTTGTCTAGTAATAGATTCAAACAACTCTTCAGCTTCTGAATCACCTAACTGATTACGCTCTACAAAAAAAGCAAGGTAACGATTAACTGTTTCTCCCCATTCTTCTCGACGTTTTTCATCATCTATGTAACGTGCATACCTACTTTTGTGTATGTATTGTTGATACTGATCCATCATAAACTCCTAACTTTGTGCGCTAAAAAACATAATTATTACATAAACTGAAATAATATTTGTAACGATAATAATTAATTCTTCATATATAATTTTACTTGCTTTTATCTGAGTATCCATAGGAAAGTGCAAAGCAAATTTTAAAAAAATAAATAAATCATTTATAAAATAAAACACTAAACCTGACATAGATAAAATAGCAAAGTAAAAATAGTTAGTAGCTATATATAAAAGAGAACAAGTAAGACCTAGTAAAGATGTAATAACTGTAATATCATTAGGCATAACTTTTAAAACAGAAGGAATAATTTTCATTACAAATCCTTTAAAATATTTTTATATTCTTCAAACTCTAGCTTTTCTTTTTTAATCTTCAAAGAGTTTTTAACATTTTTAACTTTTTTATTTTTAAGTTTTTTTGTATACTTATCCCTCCGTTCATTTTTTAAATCTAAATAATTTTTATCCATTTTTATTTAGAACCTGCATTAATTTATCTTCGTACCATTTTGCTTTTTGTAAATCCTCTATTCCGTTTTTGTAAGGATAACGCCAGCGGTACTTCAGACTGTTTCCTCGCAAATAACCAACAAACTCTTCGTGGCTTAACATTGCGCTTATTCCATCTATACATTCAATTTCTCCCTTGTTATAATGCTTAGGCTTATTAACATTATTCCATTCTTCTGGGGTTGCATCATCAATGCTAACTTTTGTTTTTGTATGTTGTTTCATTTCCACTCCTCTGGAAAAGTTTTTTCTGAATACCATTTAATTTTATGGTTGTCTGCCCACTCTGAGTGTGTCAGCTTGGTTCCATCTTTGCGAGGACGCGCACGAGGCATCGGAGCAAAGGGGGAAGAAAATATAAATACCAGCTCAACATCATCAGGCAATATTTTAATTACCCATAAGTACTTACTATACTCTGCATAATCCCAAAATCTTCCTTTAGCTTCTAGTAATATTTTTTTACCTTCAATAATTTTTATAAAGTCAGGATTATAAACATGCTCTACAATGTAAGGAACTTTTTCTGAATGAGCTTTCCAAGTTTTTAAAAGAGACTTATGTAATTTAGCTTCCCATTTTGAATCATATCCTTTAGGTATATTAGATTCTCTTGGCCTAACTTTTCTAGAACTTCGTTTAGGCATTTTCTACATCTCTTAAAGTAATACTTTCTAATTTATAATTTCTTTTTAAAAGTTTTTTAATTTTTTTTCTAACCCATCTATAAGTATAAGCATTTAATCTACGTTGACCCATAGAAGTATAGTACTTTTCTGTAGGTATCATACTTAACTTTTCAGCTTCTGATATTTCATTTTCCGGTAAAATATTTTCCAACCACTCAAATAAAATATAAAAAACTTTCTGGTTCATTTTTTGTTTTTTACTTTTTATAACCATACTTCAGGCACCTTAGGTTCACTAACTACTTTAGTTAAATATGTTAAACCTTTTGAATACTGAAATACTCTAAGGTTAGGATAACACCTAAATTTATGCGGACAATAACCACAGTTTTTAGGAAGCTTTAAGTTGCCAGCTTTTCCTTCAGCGACAGGCTGATAACATTTTTCAGGTGGCTCACTTTCTAACAATGAGTTTTTAATTTTAGTAATTAAATTATAACTATTAGGTTTGTCTAATTCATCAGGCTTATACATTACAAGCTCACCTGACTCTTTATTAATAACTAAAAATCCTCCTTGATTTGTACCTTCTGCTTCTTCGTAACCTGACAACTGTGCTAAGTATCCAAAAGGATCATCAGATACTAATGTACCTTTTTTAAATTTATTAAATGCAAAGCTAGATGCTGTTTTAATATCTATTATTTCCCCATCAATTTTACAATCAATGTGTCCTTTAATACCATTTAACTCTACTTCTTTTTGTTGGTCTGTAGCTTGATGTCCAGAAAATTCAACTAAAAATAAAAGAACTTCTTCTAACATATGACCATATAAAAACTTAATAGGCAAGTAAGGATCTTCTAATTTAAAGGTATTAATATTGTACTTTATATCATACCACATTCTTCTAGGAGGCTTGCCTATATTAGACATACGAATATTATTCTTTTTAACATCTTGGGCTTTAGACCAATGCCTTAAAACATTTTTCATACTTTCACCAAACTTTTCTATAAGCTCTTCAGAAATGTTTAATGATTTATTGTTTAGTAATGGACTAATGCTATCATAAATATCTTCAACTATATTCATTTTCTATGCCTTACAAATCTACATTTACGTGTGACTGAATTATAATGGAGATACTGCACACCTAATTTTTTTTGCAGTTCTGTTTTTGAAGAAAGTCTACCATCCTTATAAGACTTTACATCTATTAAAATAACTAAACCTTCAGGATCTAAAGCTATAATATCAATAGGTCCAGTACATCCACAGTTTTTAAACACATGATAACCGTTATCCCATAACCAAGTAATAGCGTAATGCTCTGCTAAGTCTCCTATTCTATTAGGATCATGCTTAGGCTTTCGATCTGTTATTTTAATAGGTTTCATATTAGTGTGTTTCACTCCAGTTATCTCCTATTTTATACTCACCGTCTAAAGGACAACGCAAGTTAAATATATCAGTAACTTGTTTAATTGCTTCTATTCCTGCTTCACCAACTACAGTAGCATAATCTTCATGTACTTCCAACTGCCATTCATCATGTATGTTAGCTACAAAATAAGCAGGATAATTATTTTCTTGTATAATATTATTTAATATTACCAATGCTTGTTTCATTACTGCAGCACCGGCCGACTGTAATAATGTATTTAAAGCAGCATGTTCATGTCTTATTCTAACTTTTCTACCATCTAATCCTTTAAGATAACCTTTTGTTGATGCTCTTTCAACTCGTTCTTTAAGGTTTCTAAGTGCAGGAAGATTATAGAGAAAACGTCTTCGTAACGCAGCGCCTTCTTTTTTACTTCCTCCGACCACTGAAGCAAGTCTTGCGTCTCCTGCTCCGTATAAGAATGCATAGATAAAAGTTTTAGCCTGATTTCTTGATTCAAGTCCTGCAAGTTTTTGATTTGCTGTGTGTATGTCTCCATTGAGAATTTCATTTGTATACTCCTCATCATTCATGTAGTGAGCAAGCATACGCAACTCAAGACCACTAGCGTCTATGCCTACAAGTTTATGTCCTTCTGGTACAACCCAACAACTTCTGCAATCTTTACCATAAGGACTATATACCGCTGGTATTTGAGCCATGTTAGGCTTTAAATGTGACATTCTTCCAGTAATTGTACCGTTAGAAATAGCATATCCATGTACTCTATTATCTTCTTTTAAGTTTTTAAACCATGAATCTACTTGTGCTATACGTTTTTGTAGTAGTAAATATGTACCTATAAGTTCTGCTTCAGGTATATTTTTAACAGTAGCTAATGTACTTTCATCTACAATAGGTTGACCTGTAGGCGTAAACTTACTAGGCTTCCAACCAAAATCTTGAAGATACTCTCCTATTTGTTTACGAGAACCTAAATTAAATTCTTGTAATTTTTTTCTATCAAAAGGAAGCCAACGAATTAAATAAGGTTTCTTTAAAATAGTATTGTATTCATCAGTAGTTAATCCTTGCTTAGATAAAGTACCGTCTTTCTTTTTCTTAGGCTTAACAGTCTTAAGAGTAATTAACTTTGGTTTAAATACCTGCTGTACTGTTTGTTCAATGTTTGCTTTACGCTCGTTTAAATCTGCTAATAATAACGAAGCTTTATATTCATCAAACAAAAAGCCATGTTTTTCTTGCTCTTTTAAAATTAAAGATACTTCATGCTCTAAGTTAATAGATCTATGGTCAAAGTCTGCTAACTCTTTTAATAACTCTTCAAACACTAAAGCATTTAACTCTACATCATTAACACAATAATCTAACATTTTTTGTGTATAGCCTGAAAAATCTTCCTGTTCCATAGAACCTTTTAAAAAATTTAATTGATAGCCCCAATGCTTTAAACTATGCCCTCCACGTTCAGGGTTAGCTAATCTTGAAAGAACTAACGTGTCAATTATTTTTTTATTTTTAAAATTAATATCTGTAAGCTTTTCTAATACAGGTATATCAAAACCTAATATGTTATGACCTATAAGTAAGTTAGCTTCTTTAATTAATTTTAAGCCTTCATTTATATTATCTGGTGAAAAAGCATGTATCTTATTAGCGTCTAAATCTTTAGCTACTAAACACCAAAGCTTGTTAGCTTCTAAACCATCAGTTTCAATATCAAAAACTAATTTCATATTTTTTCCTATCGGTTAAGTGCTGCCCACGAGTATTTAAGTTGAGGGCATTTTTTAAATTCATCATCAATCATTCTAGCTACTTGACGACATTCGTACTGAGCATCTTTACTAGATCTTAGCTTAACTACCCTAGCAAATGCAACTAACGATCCAGTCCAAATCCATTCAGTCATCATAGATTGAGGAAGAATCATACGTGCTTGTTCAGGGGCAACACCAGCCGCTAACATGTTATCGTAAGTAGTTTTAATTCTAGTAATTAAATCCCAGTACCTGTCATCAAATCTTATTTCATCGTGGTCTGTAAATGTTTCATCAAGTGAACCTTGTTTCTTATCTGGCGCACGTTTCCTCCAGCCTTCAGGAGCATGGAACTCTGGCTCGCTATCTACATACCTTCGGCTGACCTCATTCCAGACCAAGCCCGTCTGATGCTTAACCAACTGCCTTGCAATAAAGAGTGGAGCTTTAATTCTAAACTGAGCCTGTACATGACCGAAGGGTGTCCAATGATCATGCTGTGCTAAGTATTTAATAAGACCTTTATCTTTATCTTTAAACTGTGTAGATATTTTATCAAACGAAACCCTTGCGCTGTTAACGACAGTTAAGTCTCCTCCCATGAGGTCAATCATTTCTGCTTTCATAGGGCTACTCCCGCCATAAAAAATACAAATACTATTATTAAACAAGAGTATAAAGCAATCCATTCTTGTCTTTTTAGATTTCCTTCTAAAATATCTACAATACAGTCTTTAAGTAAAGAGGTCAATCTGGCTAAACTGTTTCTGCCTTTGTTCAGCAATAAACGCATGTGATTCTCCTTCAGGTAGTATGTATTTTAAAACAGTTTCAAAGCATTCCGCGCAGGTTACGTTCTTCATAAGCTCTTTTTGGTGGTTATCGTTGTCAGGATTACAACCTTGAATTACATGTAGTAGCATAACGTAAGAATGCTTAACGTACTCTGTGCCTATTCCTTCTACTGTGTCCCAGTCTATATCAAATTTCATTTTCATTCTCCTTAATCTTTACTAAAAACGGCATGATTAAATCTACAGCTTCATCTAAAGCACATTTGTATCCAAATATATAGTCATTAGGATAACCACTTAGATCTTGTTCTTTAAGTTCCATCAACTCCCATATTAAATCTTTCTTATTCATACTTCTAAAAACTCCATTCTTGTATTAACATAATGTTCAATATCTTTTTCAGTAACTAAACCTATTTCTAATCCTTTTTCAAAAAGACGAAGGGCTTCTTCATAAAGCCCCTCTCTTACTTGATCATTGTAGTGACAACTCATATTAATCTCCGTTAAAAAGGTATGTCTTCAAACTCTAACTTCTTAGGCTCTTCTAAAGGTACTTCATTTAAACGACCTGTTTCAGTATCATAAAGCAACTGAGCAGCTAAGCCTACATCACCTGTGTACCGTGATTTAAGTACACGAATACGTGTAGTTTTAGCTTCTACTTCGTCAGTAGATTGTTGGTTTCTTTCCAAAGCAATTACAGAATCAGCTACATGTGATATACCTGCTGATCCTCTAATGTGATGCATCTTTACTTCAGCCCCATTCTCATGCCCTTCAGTAGACCCTCTGTTAAGATGTGATACACAAATCATACCTACATTAGTTTCTGATACTAAGCTTCTAAGATGCGTCATAAGACTGTCAATTGTTTTACGCTCGTCATTGCTTTCTGATCCCGATACAAACATATGTAAATGATCTACAATAATCCACTTGCAGTCACAACCAATAATCATAAAACGTAACTTTGCTAATGTCTCATCAATACTATTAACACCAAAATGAGCATGAATAAATATTTTATCTTCTGATAAAACTTTATTATATAAATCACCTAACTCTTCATCTCCGTAATTTTCTCGTACTTCTTTTAAATGAATCTTGTCATTAGCTTCAATAGATACAATACCGTCTACTGTTCTTCGCCAATCTTCTTCTAACGCTACAATACCAATCTTGTCGGGACTATGCGTTAATAAATGATGAGACAACTCTCTAGTAATAGCACTCTTACCTAACCCTGTTCCTCCTGCTATAACTAACAACTCACCTTGTCTTATACCTAACAACTTATCATTAAGCCCTTCCCAAGGATAACTAACAGTAGCATGTACTTCTCGTTCTAACCACTCATGTAACTTTTCTGAAGTTCTAATAATACCTGTAGGTGTGTATGTACTAGCTTGCCAAAAAGCATCTTGATATTCTTTGAAAGCATTTTTCTTAAGCATATCATTAGCATCTTTATAGCCAATAGGCAGCGTCATTATTTTTGCTTTGTTAGGTCTAAATAATGAAGCACATTTGGTAGCTGCATCTCTTCCGGGCTTATCATTATCAAAACAAATAATTACATTTTCATATGTTTCTAAAAACTCTAAGTTCTTTTTGATGTCTGCTGCTGCTGCTTGTGCTCCATTTTTAATAGACACACAAGGCCATCTACTTCCGGTAAGTTCGTAAGCTGCCATAGCATCACACTCACCTTCAGTAATAGTAATATACTTACCACCTGTTTGACAAATAGACTGACCAAACAAACCACCTTCTTGTATTTTACCTTGCGATGTAAATCCTTTTGTTTTAGATTTACGAATCTTATAAGCTACTAAATCTTGACCATTATAATATGGATAATAATGTTCTTTAACTTGACCTTCATTGTCATAAGTTACTCTTACATTATAACGCTTGGCTGTTTCTTCTTTAATACCTCTATCAGTTAAAGCACCTATTATACCTATGTAATCATCTTTAGAAAAATGAACTACATTAGTTTCTAACGAGTTTGTATAATTGCTTACACCTTCGTCTGGATTTTCATAATTTTTCATATAGCCTCCACAGCTAAAACAATAAGCTGATCCATTTTCATTTATGGATGCAGCGTTTGAACTATCACACAAATTACAAGGTACATATTTTTTAACGAAAGTCACTTACTATCTCCTTATATGTAATAGGATTAATAAGTTTTAAATCTTTAGAATCACACTGAAGATATACCTCGGCACCACACGATAAAGGACAGTCCCGAGAATAAATAATTTTAGATTCTCCTGTAAACTTTACTTCGTCTGCGTAGTATGTTTTACCACCCATCTTGATAGTAAGTACAGGTTTATAGGAAGGATTATTACGTGGGTCTTGCTTTCTATTATATTTAATATGATGTTGATTAACATGAACGATTGCTTTCACTCTGCTTTCTCCTTAGCAAAAAAAAAGTTTGGAGGTGTCCCCCGGTGAAAGGGACACACTCCGAACGTCCTACTATATTACTCTGATACTTCTTCTGCCTCCTCATCAGACATTAAAGCTTCATCATTTAAGTTATCTAGCATAGCAGATTTGTATGTATTAGTTGCTGCTTGTAATACATCAATACGCTTACTTAAGTTTTGAACTTCAGTTTGAATTTCAGCTAAATAATTAAACGCTACTTTTGCAGTATCATTTAGCTTCTCAACATCGTACAAACCATTCTCGGTTTTAAAAGTATAATTAGCCACTTTAAAATTCATCCTCTAATTCTTCTTTAATTCCAAGTTCATCACCATCTAAACTTCTATCTCCATAAGGTACAAGATCTAAAATCTGCATAGCTTGAAAATCTAAACCTTTAAAGTTTCCATAGTTATTAGTAGTTTCCCACTCATGGTATTGAACACGTACACGCGAGCCATTTCCAACAAGAATATCTACAGGCTCTCTATCGTGATTAACCAACTTCGGAACGGGCTTCTTCTTACCATTCTTATCTAAAGCTTTACGCTTAATAACAATAGAAGAGCCAGCTTCTAGCTGCTTAACTTTATGTCCTTTAGCTGCAAACTGCTGTGCAACTTCTTCATCAACAACTAAGTTTACTGTATACACAGGATCAAACTTAGTATTAGGGGTAGTTACTGAGGCCCAATAAGCTGTTCCTTCAATTACTGCCATTTTTTTCTCCTTTCAGTTAGTTGGTTTGATAATACTATAGAGACTAATAAGACTTGTCAAGCTAGTCTCTTAGATTATTTAGTTATAAAGGTGAACAGTTTAAGCACATGTTCAGGTACAACGGAGAATCTAAGCTGCGATTCTAAAGATAGATTTGTTCTGTAAAACTTTCCTGACTTTTTCTCCTGCTTGTACTTGCAAAGAAGAAACAGTGTGAGGACTTTTAGAACGAGTAGTTTGATGATGAGTGCTCCAGTCAGTCATCGTATTATACAAGGCTAACAGATTGTTGCCAAGGGAAGGTTTATAATCATTTTTATAAAGACTCCAAAGAGTATTTAACGAACTAGTCTTACGTTCATGTCCGTTCTTAGTCTTAGTAGCTTTATCAAGTGCTTCAAGAATAGATCCAGTACCATTGTTAATTGAATCAATACTTTGAATAGCATGTTTATTTTCAGATAGTGTAGCAAGAACTTCAAAAGCTTCTTGGTCTGACACAGGTATATGTCTGTAACTATTCCAAAGCTCACCTTCTTTTTGAAAAGCTTCTAAACAATTACCAAGCTCAACAACTGCACCTTCAATGTTTGAATGCTTAGTATGTCTACGCTTTGTTACTGCAGTTACAGTACCAATAACTTGTAAGTTAGTACAAATCATACGCCATGCACCTAGCTCAAAGATAGAAGGCCAAGAACCGTCAAAGCTATTTCTACCTACTAACTCCATAACAGTCTCATCACCATCACCAGTCTGCACTGTATGCTCTGGAAAGCGATATCTAGCATAAGCTCTACCACCGTCATGCGATACGCTTACTTCGCGTGTTAAGCCTTCTAAGCTTAACGAAGAATTAAGAATCATATCTTCCATGTAACCAAACTGATCAGCATGTGACGAAGTATTACGATAGTTTTTACCCACAATAGATAATGGCTCATGTGTTTGATCGTTCATAAGCAATACGCGCTTATCATATTTAACCATACTATTCCATTCTGGATTAAGAGGCTTAGATTCTTCAAACCATAACGGTCTTGTGTAAGTTCCAAAAGTAACACTGCTAGGTAAAGGACCTAAATCTTCTAGAGTTTGTCTGCGCTTAACTGAACGGCTTGTAAATGTAGTAATAACATTCATGTTTCTTTTCCTTTAAAGTTTAATTGAGTGAGTAAAACCCCACAGGAACGAGGGGTTTTAAACACGAGTTACTTAATAACATAACTAAACTTATCAAGTTGTTCTTGATAATCAACATGACTAATGAGTGCATCAGCAGCTAAGTCCCATTCTTTTTTGTAAAGATTTAAAACTAACCGCTTCTTTAGCATAGATCCACTAGATAAACCTAACAGACCGCTTACTTTCTGCCAACCCATATCATATGGATTAGCATGATCTCTTAACTTATTTCTAAGAAAAGTAATCTTATCTTCATAGCTCATGTACTGTTTAGTTAAATTAAATATCATAAATTATGAGTCCTCCTCTTCAGTATTTAATTCTAAGTTAGCAAGACGTTCTATTTCTCTTTGGTTTTTTAACTTTTTACCAAGAGCATAACTAGATACAATACTAGTTATTAAACCATTAAAATATATTCTTTCTGCTTCATTGCTGCTATATTTTAACCTTTCATCTAAATAATTTAAGTAAGATTTAGTGAGCTTGCCTGAGTAATAGCTTATACTCAGCTGATTAATTTCTACATTAAGGGTACTTACAAGTTTTTTAAACGCGATAAATTCTTCTTGCTCAAAAGAACTTGTAGGCATATCTTCGTAGCTTTCTAACTCAATTATTGTTTGTTTAAGGGAACCCATAACATTATCTCCGTAAGTTATTGATAGTAGTAATAATAAATGTACTTGAGCCTTAGCAATTAATAGCAGTTTAGCGACTCAAGCACACTTAACTTTTAAACTATGAAAATATTTTAGCATATTTCAAAGTGTTTGTCAACCTTTACAAATTTAATAAGTAACGACTCTCCTTAAATGCATTTAGCATTATGTTATTTAATACAGTATTGATAGTGTTAAAAGGTACAGGACGACTGTTAATTACAACAGAGCTGAACTCAATAAACTCAGGGGAGAAGGGATAGATACCATCAAACTCAGCTGGCTCATAGTAAACGTCACAACTTCCACTGACTCTTCCTACTTCAAACTCTAAAAGCATTGAACTCATAAGCCAAACTCCCTAGCCATCCAAGTAACATTAACTGCTTTGTTTTTATCACGCTTAACTTTACCGTCTACGATTGTATAGTAATAGCCATAGTCAGCTTGCCGAGGATTCTTTTTATATACTAGAATTTTATCCCCTTCTCTAAAGTAACGGCTCAAGCCTCTAATAGTACTGCTTAAACTGTAAATCCCTGATTCAGACTCGCTTCTAATTGCGTAATACATAATAATAATTTCTCCTTTATGCTAACAGTCTGTTTTTCTCAATGCGTTCTATTTTTTGTAACTCTTTTACCGAATCTTCTACAACTTCAAAAGATATTCCAAACTCTTTATAAATTGCTATTAATGTTTCGTGATAAAGTCCTTTTAGCCTTATCTCTTTTCGCACAGAAAGACTTCCATAATTTATCAGCTTATTAATACTAATAAAATCTTGTAACAAGTTTCCTAACCTTAGTTTACCTTCAGGTGATACTTTGTACTCTCTACCATTGGTAACACTATTTTTAGTTTGTCTTGACGTAGGCACATTAACTCCTTCTTATTTAATTAAATTTTTAAAGCCCGCAAAGGTTGGGGGGTTTAAAAATTTAAAACCCTCCATAGTATTTCTAGACTTTTTAACTATGCATGTAACCATCTGTTTCTACAACTAACCAAATATTATTACATTTAAAAACAACAGCATCATCCATACCTATTGTAGTCTGAACTGTTTTTGTAAATTCTTTAAAAGATATATCTTGATTTTCTTGTTCAAACTTTCTTACAATAGCTTTTATTTGTAATAAAGTTAAATTTTCTAAACTAAACATAACATTTCCTTCAATAGTATTTCTAGACTTTGATTTTAAAAAACTGAACAGTTTAACGACATGTTCAGGTCTATTTCCTCGGCTAAAGCAAATGTTGATCTCTATGATCATATAAATCTAAGATCAACTCTGATAACATTGCTCTGTACATATCCTCCATACAATTAGGACTAATAGTTTTTAAAGAAGATATACAATGTTGAGCTTTAGTCAACGCTGTTATTTTATCTTCTATATTCTTTATAATACCACAATGATCTTTTTGGTCTTCCATAGAATCAAACATATAATCTCCTACAATAGTATCTCAAGCTGGATGTTTTTTAAGAGCGAGCAGTTTATAGACATGCTCAGGTCTGTCAGGGAATTAAGCTGTCAGTGTAGCTAAATAGCTTTGAAGAACTTCAGATGCTGGTCTTGGACTAGCCTGAGTGCTGTACTTAGTCTGTTTCTTGTAAGCCGCTGCGCTCATATCTATGTTCTTTTCCTCAGCCTGTTGCATTAAATACTGATGAAGACCGGGAACAACATCGTCTAAAAGAACTAACTCTTTCTTTTCAGAACCTAGAAACTCTTGAACTATTCCATTGTTCAGAGCTGCTTCTTCTTTGTCAGCCTTAGACCATGAGACCATAAAGTCTAACAGCAACTTGTAAGCTTCATAGTTGCTAGAGATGCTAGGATCATTCTGCTTCATAAGATCAAAGTCCTCCTTAAACACTGGCTCAAACTCAGGTAAGCATGAAAACCTAGCTGCTATAGCTTTGCACTGTGACTCTGTTGCTCTGCGAATATTAGAAACACTAACTGTATTATTTTCCATCTGAGACTCCTTAGTCTTTAGTTATTTAAGATTAACAAGCGTTAAAAGGATTTTTCAAGCTTGCAAGAAAGCAAGGTTGTAAAATTCTTAGCTTGTTGAGGTTAAATAACGTAAGGAGTTTCATATGGGAAATGATACGATAACAGGCAAGACTATTTAAATACTAAGCTGTTGAGACTGTTAAGTTTTCTAGTCTAACAATATCCTAATAATACATACGCTTTACAGTCTTGTGAGGCTTTGTAAACTAGAAAGGCTTACAAAATAATACAATATAGTTCTACAAAGACTGTCTAGTCTATCTAGATCTATGGGCTACCTAGACCGGGCAGGATGCCATACCCCCTACCGTAGTATATATAGCAATCATATACATTTCTAACAGGTTTAGTATGTGTACCAGCTTAGCGGGGCTATAAAGTCTTTACTTAACAACTTTACAGACTATACAATCAGGAGGGTTTTATAGCTATAGAGGGTGTTACCTATATATACTATGCAGCGGGGGGGTCATTGATTACGCCAGTATACAGTTGAAATCAGCTTTTGTCAAGTATTATAACTAAATATTATAAAAGACTTGACAAACCTTTAATTTAACTCTATAATACGAGACATGAATTATTCTATAGATACAAAAAGAACTAAAGAACTTACTGATAAACAACAATTATTTTTAGATAGTGTTGTAGAAACGGGAGGTGATCTTAAAAAATCTGCGGAATTAGCAGGATATAAAGGCAATCACTACCAAGTTATTCAAAGTTTAAAACAAGAATTAGTAGATTTGGCTGAAAACCTGTTAGCTCATAATGCTCCAAAAGCTGCTTTTAAGCTAGTAGAAATTATGCAGAGTGATCGTCCGTTTCCACAAGTAAGCTCTAAGCTCCAAGCTGCTCAAACTATTTTAGATAGAGTAGGTGTTACAAAAACTGATAAAGTCAGTGTAGACCATAATGTTTCTGGAGGTTTATTTATATTACCTAAAAAAGAAAACATTATATTAGAGGGTGAATATGAACACAGTTGATATACCTGATAACTATATCAAGCGTGTTACTTCTACTATACCTTTTGGATATGTATCTTCTGATATTAGTGGCTGGTTAGCTCCAGTAGACTCGCAATTAGAGGCATTAGAATTTATTTCTAAAATGGTTGCTAATGAAGAATTAAGCTTAAGAATGGCTTCTGAATGGTTACACCATAAAACAGGTCGTTACCTTTCAGCTAGAGGATTACAAAAACATACAGATAAACTTTATGGTAGAAGAGACGAAAGATTGGGAAGTCCATCCTAATAATTACTTAAAGAACGAAGATGGTTCTTTTGTATTAAAAGTAGATGGTACTCCTAAGAAAAAATCAGGGCGTAAGCTTGGTGTTAAATCTAAAGGATATAACTACCATTCTGAGCAAAAAGCTAAAATAGCTGCTAGGCGTTCTGTTAAAAAAACTAAAGATAAAATAAATTCTTTAAGTAAAAAGTTAAATAATAATAAAAAAGTACTTTCTAAAAAAGAACAAGTATTTAAAAAGTTAGATTCGTTAAGTAATAATCAAGTAGTAGAAGATACAGAACTAGAAATACTGCCTGATAATGTTAAAAAACATTTAGAAGAAAACAAAGACAATATTGTTTTTAAAGCTAACGAAGGGCCTCAAGAAGACTTTTTAGCAGCTTCAGAGCTTGACGTATTGTATGGTGGAGCAGCAGGAGGTGGTAAGTCCTATGCTATGCTCGTAGATCCTCTTAGATATGCTCATAGAGCAGCTCATAGAGCTTTAATTATTAGAAGGTCTATGCCAGAGCTACGAGAGCTAATAGATAAGTCAAGGGAATTATATCCAAAAGCTTTTCCGGGTTGTAAATATAGAGAAGTAGAAAAGCTTTGGAACTTTCCTAGTGGTGCTAAAATAGAGTTTGGTTTCCTTGAAAGAGATGCAGACGTATATCGTTATCAAGGACAAGCATATTCATGGATAGGTTTTGATGAGATTACTCATCTACCCACAGAGTTTTCTTGGAACTACTTAGCTTCACGACTAAGAACAACAGACAGCGAGATAACGCCTTATATGCGTTGTACTGCTAACCCCGGTGGCGTAGGCGCACATTGGGTAAAAAATAGGTATATTGAACCATCAGAGCCTGATACTACATTTATAGGTAAAGATGGTTTAACAAGAAAGTTTATACCAGCTCGTTTAGAAGACAATCCATTTTTAGCAAATGATGGACGTTACGAGCAAATGCTTAAAGCTTTGCCCCCAACGCAACGCAAGCAGCTATTAGAAGGTAATTGGGACGTAAACGAGGGGGCAGCTTTTACCGAATTTAGTATGGAAGAACATGTTATACCACCCTTTCAACTCCCTATTCACTGGGATAGAGTTAAAGGTATTGACTATGGATACGCTAGTGAGTCAGCCTGTATATGGGCTACAATAGATCCTAGTGACGGTACTTTAATTATTTATAGAGAACTATATCAAAAAGGTCTTACTGGTGAAGACTTAGGTTATAAAATTACAGAAATGGAGTTACAAGATCCTATGTCTGTACAAGGAGTTCTAGATACTGCAGCTTGGTCTAGAACAGGTACTACAGGCCCTACAGTCGGAGAAACATTAGTACGACAAGGCCACAAGTTGCGTAGAGCGGATAAAAATAGAATACAGGGTAAGATTCAAATTCACGAATACTTGAGGTTACAGCCAAGCGGACGACCAAAATTACAGATTTTCAGTAGCTGTCCTAGCCTGATACGCGAGCTTCAAGGCATTCCTTTGGATAAATCAAACCCTGAAGATGTAGATACACATGCTCCAGACCACGCATACGATGCCTTACGGTATCTTATTATGTCTAGGCCAAGAGTAAACGACCCACTAGCTCAGTTAAGGCACTTACGTCTTGAACAAGCTTATACACCTGCAGATGCAGATTTTGGATATTAGGAGAAATATATGACTAACCCAGTTGTAGATATACGAGATACGGGGCGTAACTCAGCGAAGTCGCTAGACGTTCAAGCCCTTTCAGATAATGTAATTACTTCAGCAACATCTGCTACTACAGGAACTATTGCTGTAACGGCTAACGCTACTTATGATGTTAGCTTTACTCAACCTGCTGACACTTCAATTAAAAATCTTATTATGATTGCTAATGGTAACTTGGTTACTGCTGGCTCTTCGGGTGACGATATTGATTTTGACTTAGGAACAGCAGCAGGTGGTGGACAGATTATTGATGAAAAAGCTATTGCAGATGATGGTGGTGCTGCTGTAACAATTACAGCTAATACCCCTCTTTATATTATTGCTAATGGTGTACCTGCTGCAGCTAATGGCTTTTCTACCATGAGCGGTGGCCCAGCTACTTCAGAAGTAATGACACTTGCAGGTTCTTTATATAGCGCTGCTGCACGTACTTTGCACATCCGATTAAAGCCTCTTGCAAGTAATTTAGCAACAGCAGCAACTACGGCTACTTTTTTAATTGAGTTCCAGCATCTTGGTGTGACTCCAGATTAATAAATTATGGATGAAAATAACTTAACATCAAATGAGCTGTACTTTGAGCAGGTAGAAGACGAACAAGGACTCCAGCTTACACTAGAGGAGTCCTTACGTAATAACTTTGTTGGTCTTCTTATGGATCGATACGAACAAGCTGAAAGTTCTAGAGACTTAGATGAAAGACGCTGGCTAGAAGCGTATCATAATTATCGTGGTTTATACGGTAAAAACGTACGCTTTAGAGAATCTGAAAAATCTAGAGTATTTGTTAAAGTAACTAAAACAAAAGTACTGGCCGCTTTTGGGCAGTTAGTTGATGTTATTTTTGGATCTAATAAGTTTCCTATTGGTATTGCAGAAACTAAAGTACCAGAAGGCGTTAGCGAATATGCTCATTTAGATTCTCAAAACCCTATGCCGGGAATTGAAACAAGTCAAGAAGAACAACAACAATTTCCAGAAGAAAAAGAGGAGAATCCTTTTGATGTTGGTTACGAAGGTGACGGGCGTGTACTTAAGCCGGGAGCGACCTATGGGTCAGGAAAGTTTGAAGAAACGTCTATTGAAGAAGCAGTCAGCGACCAACTTACCGATGGCCCAAGTCCAAACCCACAAGCCCTACAAGTAAGTCCTGCAAGAGAAGCCGCTAGACGTTTAGAAAAATTAATACATGATCAAATTGAAGAATCAAATGGAGCTAGTGAAATACGTAACGCTCTTTTTGAATCAGCCTTATTTGGCACAGGCATAGTAAAAGGGCCATTTAACTTTAATAAAACACTTAGTAGGTGGGAAGAAGATGAGGAAGGATCTAGAAGATATTCTCCAATTGACGTGCGCGTTCCTCGTATTGAGTTTGTTAGCTTATGGGATTTTTTCCCTGATCCAAATGCTACAAACATAAACGAAGCAGAGTACATTTTTCACAGACATAGAATGAATCGTACAAAGTTACGGTCTTTAGCAAAGATGCCATATTTTAGTAAAGACGCAATTCGTGAAGCCCTTATGATGGGGCCTAATTATGAAGAAAAAGACTATGAACAAGAACTGAAAGATGATCACCGCTCAGAAGAAGTTGGGTCAGGGCAGTTTGAAGTTCTAGAGTATTGGGGAGTTATGGATGCAGAATATGCTCGCCAAGTTGGTATGGATATACCAGATGAAGTAGATGACCTAGATGAAGTACAAGTAAACGCTTGGATCTGCAACGGTCAAATGTTAAGAGCAGTAGTAAATCCTTTTACGCCTTTCAGGTTGCCTTATCATGCCTTTCCTTATGAGCGTAACCCCTATAGCTTTTTTGGCATTGGGGTTGCTGAGAATATGGATGATTCTCAAAAGATCATGAATGGTCACGCTCGCATGGCAATAGACAATCTAGCGTTATCTGGATCAGTAGTCTTTGATGTAGACGAAACTGCTTTAGTAGGTGGTCAAAGTATGGAAATATATCCGGGTAAAGTATTCCGAAGACAAGCGGGAATGCCCGGAACAGCTATCAATGGCTTAAAGTTTCCTAATACTACACAAGAAAACTTACAAATGTTTGACAAATTTCGTCAGCTTGCAGATGAACAAACAGGTATTCCAAGCTATTCACATGGTCAAACGGGCGTTCAAAGCATGACGCGAACTGCTTCAGGTATGTCCATGCTACTTGGCGCAGCATCCCTTAATATTAAAACTGTAATTAAAAATCTTGATGACTTCTTACTTAAGCCTATGGGCGAAGCATACTACCAATGGAACATGCAATTCCTAGAGACTAAGTTAGATGTTAAAGGTGATTTAGAAGTAAAAGCCACGGGTACAAATAGCTTAATGCAAAAAGAAGTACGTAGCCAGAGATTGACTATGTTCTTACAAACTGCTCAAAATCCTGCTATTGCACCATTTATTAAAATGAATAAGCTAATTAGCGAGCTTGCTTACAGCCTTGATCTTGATCCAGATGAATTGATTAATGATCCTGAAGAAGCAGCACTAATGGCTCAAATTATAGGGATGCAAAATAATGCTGGACAAGCAACTGGCGCGGAAGCTGGCCCCGGTGGTGAACAACCCGGAGGTATGGGAGCCGCTGAAGGAGTACCTCCAGAAGGCCAAGATCTTGGAGCAACAGGTACTGGCGGTGGCAACATCGGAACTGGAGCTGTTCCGCAGTCAGGGGAGACTGAATTCTCTGGTTAAGCTAGAGCAATTAAAAGAAAGCGTTAAAGCAGAAATAGAAAGGAAAAATGACAATGGCTAATTTATTAACAGGTAGACCTAGCGAAGGTAAAGAAGCAGAAGCTATTAAAGCAAATGTAATTAATAACTTAGTTACTATACAAGATCCTACAGATGAAAATTATTCAACAGCTTTAGAATATTTAAAAAATGCTAGTCCTACTATTGTAATGCCAGCTATTCAACAAACAGTTCCTTCAGAAGATCAAAAATCTATTAGAAATTTAATAGGTGTTAATCCTAAAAAAATTAGATTAAGGGAAGCAGAAGGCGGTTCTTTATTAATACCAAGAAATAAAAAAGCTTTAGGCGGTGTAATTAATAAAGTTATAAAAGCAGTTAAATCTTCAGCAAAAGGTGAAGAAGCTTATCTTGGTGAAGCAGGACAAATAAAATCAGATATAGAAGAGTTTGAAAAAATACTACTTAAACCTAATGGCGATGCCGTTAGTTTTAAAAAAGAAAAACTAAATGAAATTAAAAAAGAAATAAACGCAGATGATGAATATCATGATTTTCTTTCTGAGTTTGTAACGGTTAGGGAACAAGATGATGAAATTATCCGTAAAGCTAAAGAGTTAGGTTATAGTAAAGCTAAAACTAAAAATATTTTAGAAGGTAAAAAAACAGATATAAAAAAGTTAAATGATGCCTACGATAACTTAGAAGAAAAAAGAATAGGGGACGCAGAAACCGCAGCCTTCAGAGATAATTTTGCGGAAGGCGGCTCTATGTTGGTTCCACCCGAAATGGGTATGGAAGAAGAAATGCCTGTAGATACTTTTACACCAGAAGTACAGGCTAATGCTGAAGAAAAACAACTTCCAGATAACCAGATGGAAGAAGACTATATGGGTTATATAATTGACCAGTCTTTAGACACTGGAGAACAAGAATATTTAATGAATGCTCTAGAAACAGACTCACAATTAAGCAATATATTTGACAAGATTGTGATGACTGCATCAGAGTTTTCTGGGGCTGGAGAGGTAGAAGGCCCCGGAACAGGTGTATCAGACTCAATTCCTGCGCGACTAAGCGATGGAGAGTTTGTTATGACCGAAGCAGCAACTAGCGAAATCGGAGCAGATAACCTTCAAACAATGATGGATGATGCAGAACGAAAGTCTAGTGGTGGTAAAGTTGGATTCGCAGTAGGCGGTTTATTAGACAATCCTTATGGAATGCCTAATCAACAAATGGAAGAAGAGGAAGACCTTATAGAGCAATCTATGTTAGGTGCAAATCAGATGCCAAGCTTAATGGGAGGAAGACGCTAAAAACAACAGTACGGCTACCTTGTAGTATCAAGCCCCAGATTTTAAAGACGTTTGAAATTGGCTACCTTGCAAGAAACAAGCCCCGTAGAAAAGGAGAGTACCATGTCCGAACAGGCATACGAAGAGGAAGAAGTCTCAAATCCATATAATGCACGTAAACCGTGGCAACAACAAGAGAGGAAAAAATCTCTTAGTGCTGCAGAAAGCTTGTATTACCCGGAAGACGATGAAGAACCTCAACAGCAGAAGGCTACCCGAAAAAAGGCCCCTTCTACTGAGAATGAACCAAATACTAACTATAAAAAGCGTTATGACGATTTAAAGAAACATTATGATCAGAAGCTTTCTGAATTTAAACGAACAGAGCAAGAACTAAGGGAACAAGCTAGAGAAGCTGAACCTCAATATCAAGCTCCTAAGTCTCAAGAGGACTTAGATCGTTTTAGAGAAGAATACCCTGATTTGTATGACACAGTAGAAACTGTAGCTCATATGCGGAGCCAACAAGAAGTAGAAGCACTACGATCTAAGCTTTCTGTTATTGAACAACGAGAAGCAGAAATTGAAGCGCGTGAAGCTGAAACGGCTCTTAAAGAAAGACATCCTGACTTTGATGATATCAGAGGAGACGATAGCTTTCATAAATGGGCTTCAGAACAACCTGAACAAATACAAGATTGGATTTACAATAATCCTAATAATGTTACTTTGGCTGTTAAAGCGTTAGATCTTTATAAGTTAGAAACTGGTAAAGGACAAGGTAGTCGCAAAAGACGTTCAAATCGTCAGCAGACAGGTTCTGCAGCAGATATGGTATCTACCAAAACAACAAATGTAGATACTAAAGAAGCTAAGATTTGGACAGAAAGTGAAATTGCGAAAATGTCCCTAGACCAATTTGACAGGGTTGAAGATGAAATCAAGCTTGCTTTGGAAGAGGGAAGGGTTCGTAGAGGATAATCTTTTCTACTTAGGAGTAATATAACATGGCTTATAACCAATCAGACGCTCTATTTGAGCAAAGTACAGACACCAACGGTAACTTTGGTAACTCTGTATCAGGACAAACTAACTCGTTTTTCCTACCCAAAGTATATTCCAAACAGGTACTCAACTTCTTTAGGAAGTCTTCGGTAGCAGAAGCTATTACGAACACTGACTATGCTGGTGAGATTTCTGGTTTTGGTGATACTGTACGAATCATCAAAGAACCTGTCATCACTGTTTATCAGTATGAGCGTGGTGCAGATGTAACGCAGACTAAATTAACTGACCAAGAAATTTCTTTGGTAGTTGATACTGCTAACGCATTTAAGTTTATCGTTGATGATATTGAAACAAACATGTCGCATGTAAACTTCCGCGATGTAGCAACTTCTTCTGCAGCTTACGCTTTGCGTGATGC